GGCGACGTTTTCAAACTAGCCCTTTACACCTCGGCTGCGTCACTCTCAGCAAACACAACCGCATACTCCACGACAAACGAATCGTCTGGTACTAACTACACGGCTGGCGGCGCAACGCTTACTAAAGTGACTCCGGTTCTGTCTGGTTCTACGGTGGTTGTTTCATTTAATGATCTAGTGTTTAGTTCTCTGACTGTGACCTATCGTCAAGTGCTTATTTACAATTCATCTAAAGCTAACCGTGCAGTGGCTGTATTTGTCTTTGACTCTGACCGTGTAATCAGCGGTGGTAATGTTACTTTCCAGATGCCGCCAGCCACTGCTAGCAGCGCAATTCTGCGGGGAATCTAATGGCTTCAACTTACTCAACTAGGCTTCGCCTTGAACTCATGGCGTCGGGCGATCAGTCCGGTACGTGGGGTACGACCACTAATACAAACCTCGGCACGCTGCTTGAAGCGTCAATCGCTGGATATGTATCCATTACGCCGGGTTCTGATGCCGACTACACGCTAACGACTGCTAACGGCGCTTCTGATGAAGCCCGCAATATGATGGTCAATCTGACCACGGGGCTGTGGACTACTGCTAGAAATGTGATTGTCCCCGCTGTATCCAAAGTTTACGTTTTTAAAAATAGCAGTACCTATAACGCTACTGTTAAAACGTCTGCGGGCACGGGCGTAACGATCAATAGCGGACTGACTACGGTTGTCTTTTGCGACGGCACTAATGTTGTTGAAGGCATCACCCGGTTCAACGGCGGCGATATTACTGCTACCGGAACGACCTCGCTGGGTAACACAACGATTGCCGGAACGACCACTATCTCCGGAACGACCACGCAATTTACTGGCACCGCAGCAAGAATCCGGGGCGATTTCAGCAACGCAACAGTAGCAAACAAGACGCTGTTTCAGGACAAAACTACGAATAACGCCACGTCGGTTGGCGCAATTCCAAATGGAACAAACACAACGTCAAACTTCAGCGTATTTAACAATTCCGACCCGACAAACGCCGGATACGCTGGGGTGCAAATAACGTCTACGCTAGCGCAGATTTATTCGACTCGCACGGGAAGCGGCACAACGCTTCCAGTTGTCTTTTCGTGCGGCGACGGCGGCGAAGAAAGGGGGCGAATCCTAACCGGCGGTGCGTGGACATTTGGCGGTACAACAGCGGGAAATTATGTCGCAGGGGTTTTGAATGCGGTCGGTTATGCAGCACGTAATGGAATATCCGGCGGTTGTTCTGGCAATGTAATGAACACGTATTGGCTAAGCCCGTATGCATATCAGTATGTTGACGACACAAATATTGGCGCGATTAGTATTATTTCGGACTACCGAATTAAGCAAAACGTCATCACCCAAACCGTAAATGCTACGGATCGAATCAATGCCCTGCGCCCAGTTCAATACGAATTTAAAGATGCCGGGGATCTGTTTAAAGCAGATGGTGTGACGCGGGAAGGTTTCATTGCCCATGAGTTGCAAGCTGTAATCCCGTCAGCAGTATTTGGTGAAAAAGATGCTTTGACCGAAGAAGGCAAAATCCAGCCGCAGTCACTAAGAATGGATGCGCTTGTTTCTGTTCTTGTAAAAGCTGTTCAAGAACTCTCTGCCCGTGTAGCTGCTCTTGAAGGAAAATAATCATGGCTGAAAAGTGGATTCAAAACGCTATCAAGAAACCCGGTTCGCTTCGTGCTGAACTTGGTGCTAAGCCCGGTAAAAATATTCCTAAAGCCAAATTGGCTAAAGCAGCTAAAGCTCCGGGCAAAATGGGGCAGCGTGCGCGTCTGGCTGAAACCTTGGGGAAGCTTAAAAAATGAATTGGCTTGAACAGATTGCCCCTACGATTGCTACCTGCCTTGGTGGCCCGCTTGCTGGGCTTGCCGTTACTGCTATCTCAAAGCTTATTGGTATTGCGCCTGAGCAAGTTAAAGATGTCATTGATAGCGGCAAGTTATCCGCCGAGCAGATAGCCCTGATCCAGCAAGAAGAGATTAAGTTTAAAGAACAGACCTTGGCGATGGGTTTGAACTTTGAGCAGCTTGACGTTACGGACCGTAAGAGCGCCCGTGATATGCAGACTGCAACGAAGTCATGGACTCCTGATATTTTGTCAGGCGTAATTACGATTGGCTTCTTTGGTATTTTGATTGCAATGTTGATGGGCTACCCTAAAGAGGGTAGTCAGCCTCTCCTGATTATGCTGGGGTCGCTTGGCACTGCATGGATTTCTGTTGTTGCGTTCTGGTTTGGATCGACTAACTCCGGCCAGAAAAAAGACGTAATGCTGTACAACTCAACGCCAGCAAAATGATTAGCAACTTCACGCGATCTTTGGGCATGGTTCTTAAGTCTGAAGGTGGGTTCACAACCGATACTAGGGATCCCGGCAACCATCTGCCTGATGGCAGGCCCGGTTCAACTAATTTGGGTGTGACCCAAGCTAATTGGGAGTCCTACGTCGGGCATCCGGTCAAATGGTCTGAGATGCGAACGCTGACCTCGGAGATTGTTGCGCCGTTCTATAAGCGTAAATACTGGGACTTAGTGCGCGGCGATGAGCTTCCGTCTCCAATCGATTACATGATGTTTGACTTCGCAGTCAATGGCGGTCCCGGCAGGTGCATCAAGATCATGCAAGAAGCGGTTGGCGCTACACAAGACGGCGTGCTTGGTCCGAAGACTCTCGCGGCTATTAAAGCGGTTCCCGTTCACAAGCTGATTCAAGACTTCTCTGATGCAAAAGAACGGTTCTACAAAAGTCTTAATAACGACACCTATGAAACAGGCTGGCTAAATAGGGTTGCTGAAGTCGAGAACCACGCGACCAATATGATCGGTTGAGAAATGAACCATATACGCATTATCCCTGTTGATAGTGCGTTCAAGACGCTGATTGACCTCCAACTAGAATGTTTGCCCGGTGACGTTCCGGAGACACCCAAAGCAGGAAGTTGGTGGTGGCTGGCAATAGATGAAGATGGCAAGGCAGTTGGGTTCGCAGGGATGCGCCCTTCAGATCGGTGGCAAAAGACTATTTACCTTTGTCGTGCGGGTGTTCTTCCCGCTTATCGTGGACAGGGTATTCAAAAACGCCTGATAAGGGCGCGACTCGCTAAAGCCCGTGCGCTTGGCAACTCCCATGCAATCACTGATTGCACAACCGAAAACCCCGCCTCTGCCCGTAGCCTGATTGCTGCTGGGTTCAGACCTTATTGGCCGCAAGTCCCTTGGGGCTTATCCCACAGTATTTACTGGATCAGGAAACTGTAATGCCTAGCAAACCTGCTATCCCAGACAAGATTATCGCGGATACTATGAGGGCGTTAAAAAGCCCCATAAAAGTTGCAAAAGAGCTTAACTTATCCGAAAGATACATCCACACTAGACTTACAAAAATCGAAAAGTCAACGGGTGCGGTATTTCAAGTAGAGTCTGCCGCCAAACATAAGCGTGCGCAATACCATCCAGAATATGACTCGCTAGAACTTACGGTGAAAGACTCCGTGATGGTGATGTACTCGGACGCGCACTTTTGGCCGGGTTTAGATTCCTGTGCTAATCGGGCATTGCTTAAACTTCTTCCTGAAATTAGGCCAAACTGGGTCTGGGATCTGGGGGACAGTTTGGATGCAGCAAGTGTTAGTAGGCACCCACCTAACGGCTGGACTGATATGCCGAAGCTTGCCGTCGAGCTTGAAGCGATGTTGATGGCTAAAAGAAAAATTAAAGAAGTATCCAAAGGCGCTAGCCACGCAATGATTCACAGCAACCACGCTGCCCGGTTCGATAAATATTTTGCGATGAACGCCAGCGAGTCAAAAGGTATTCGTGGGACGCGACTTCGGGATCATGTTGAAGAGCCAATTTATCTTCGCGTAATTATTAATGGACATACGCTGTTGATTCATGGTATGCGTTACGGTATCCATGCGCAGTATAACAACGTCCAAATGGCGCATATCAGTACAATCAGCGGGCATCTCCATGCACAACAAGTCAGACCAAGAACCACACTTTCAAAAGTTAACTGCGGAACAAATACAATCTATGGCGTGGACGTTGGAACGCTGGCTTCAGTTGACGGTCCGCAGTTTGATTATCGTCTGGGTACTCCTTCTGATTGGCGTAGTGGCTTCGCTGTAATTACGTTTAAAGATGGGATTCTTATGCCGCCTGAGTTCTGTACCGTGGTCGATGAGGATAAAGAGCTAGTCTTCTTCCGTGGCAAAGTAGTCACTCTGTAGATATAATCCTGTCATGCCCCTTAAAAAGATCGAATTTACGCCCGGAGTAAACCGCGAGTCCACGAGCTACGCGGCTGAAGGCACTTGGTACACCTGCGATAAGGTGCGCTTTCGTTCGGGCTATCCGGAAAAGATTGGCGGTTGGACTCGGGTTAGATCCTCTTCAGGTGCATACAGTACGTTTAGCCTTGGCACCGCCCGGTCGATGATTTGCTGGGGAACGATTGCCGGTTATGTCAACACCGGTATAGGCACTAATCTTAAGTATTACGTTGAGAACGACGGTACCTACTACGACATCACGCCGGTTCGTCTGTCACTGACGCTGGGATCTAACCCCTTTACATCTTCAAGCGGCTTGCCTACGGTAACTGTTGCGCATACTGCGCATGGTGCGTCTGTCGGGGATTACGTTACGTTTTCTGGTGCTACGACGTTTGCCGGTATTCCTGCGGTAAATCTGAATACCCAGTTTGCAATTACTTCAATTACAAACCCAAACGCCTATGTAATAACGCTTAGCGTTAATGCTACTAGTGGAACTACAGGTGGCGGTGCGGCAGTTGTTGCTGAATATCAAGCGCCGGTTGGGTCTGCTACTGCGTCTGTTAATAATTCTGGCTGGGGCGCTGGTACTTGGGGTGGCTAC